GGGATAATGGCTAGTTCCAGTATGGGGTTGACAATGTCGTCGAACTCTGGGGCATCAAGTCCTTCACTGATATGGTCAATTAGGATCTGTTCAATGTTGTAGGGAAATTTGTTGCTAGCATTTTGAGGGAAGTCATAGTTTCCGCAGACGTCGTATCCTCGTGCTGGATAGCTAGTATCCTTGGGAGTTTCAGGAGCAGGGTCACGGGGAGGAAAGAACTGGACCTTGAGGGGCCAGGCTGCTTTCGAGGCGCAGACGGGGCACATGTTGTAAGTACAACTGTCGAAGGGAAGGTTGCACTTGTTGCAGATGACGTATGTGGGGCCAGGTGGTTCTGTAGGCACCGCACACTCATATTGGTAAGCGGAAGGGTCTCTGAAGATTCCTTCATCTGAGGTGAAAGAGTAGATAGTCAGGGTGCTAACAAGCTCGGTCTCAACTGGGAGCGCCTGGGCTTGATCGCGGGAGAACCAATATTTCAGGTCCACAATCCTTGATTGTTTCTTCCACATTTTCACGATCATGCGTGCTTCTTTGATAGACCTTTGTTTCTTGAGGTCAGTCGGCATGACTGTGACGGCTTTCCAAGCCTCATTGAATTTGATGAAATATTCATTCAGATGAGGGGGAAGCAGTTCTTCGTTCCGCGGAGAACATAATAACCATGCCGTTTCCGTCCCGCGGATGAGGAAAGGCAATTGTAGAGTAGAGTCCCCCTGGGGGATCTTCACTACGGAAGTTGGTATGTTGGTGTTCACTGTATTGCAGTGAGTGGTGATGGCCGGCTTGGAGTATAACTCCTCAAAGTTGTTGGATTCATCCAGCGCCTTGAGGGCAGCCGCCTTAGTTGTTGTTTTCTTGATGGGCATTTCGATGCAGTCAGTAATTGATAGCAAAGGTGGGCTAGTCTTGAAGGTTGCGGTCGTGGATTCGACACACGTTCCAGATTTGCGCTCTTTAGTTACTATCGCAGCCCAAATCATTTCACCACATTCGTCATAATCGGGTACTATGGTGGAAAGCCCATGCTTGCGGGCAAATGCCAGCACTCCAATCCTGTACTGTGTATACCTCTCACGTCCGTATGGGTAAATTTCTACATACGCTTGTTCAAGTTGAGTCTTTTGCTCAGAAATGATACCTGTATGAGTCCAATTGAGGGTACTTCCAATCGATGCTTCTTTAATCTTAGAGATATAAACATTGGGATGGATGTCGAGAGGTACAAAAGTTCTGGAGAGGAAGGAGCATTCTGAGAATTCCAGCCAGGGTGTTTGTATAGTGATTTCGTCGTCTTTCACATCTAGGGTGAATGTCATTGCAAACAATTCGTGGATTTTGTCAGTGATTTCCTTGACGGAGACTTCTTTGTAAATTGATGGGGTCACTGCTATGACCAAATCGTCTCCTCCATGGCGTGATATGACATTTTCCATAAACTGGGATGTTGACATTCCTTCGAAGAGGTGGTTCATGGTGACTTTCAGAATGATGAGAACAGCGATGGAGTCGATTAGGGACGTTTGAGACATCCCACTAACAACTCCTCCTCTTTTCTTCATTAGAGTTCCATTGTAGATGAGTGAGGCAGCTCCAGCGTTCTGTATAAAAACAGAGAGGCGCTTGAGAGTCTTCTCTGGAATCTGGTTCTTTCCATTCTTGTAGAATTCTTTCATGAACTCAGCAACTCCTTGAAGGATTTGCGGTGTGACTGTGAAATCAAAACTGGATGAGTCGAAGGCTGCAAACTTTCTTCCTGGTTGTTTAAACCCCTTGACAAATTCATCGGCTTCGGTGAGAGGGTCAAATGTGAGGGTGAACCTAGAATGTCTTGTTCCCAAATTTAAAGCTGATTGAACGGGAGCAAAAAGACGTTTTTGGTTCAGAACACTCACAGTGTCCATCTTGGCGAAAACCCTTTTCTTGTGGAGTTTCTCAGGAGGTAGAGTTTCTGATTTCAGGCCTACGTCGACAGGTATGTGAAACCTTACGCCGTCGCCAGCCATTTCCCATTGTTGTTCGAGCCACTCTTTGACTATCTTGTTTCTGTATATGACTTTTCTGGTTGTATCGTCATAGTCAATAACAGCTGCTTTGCCACGGACCTTACAAATGATGTCGATGAGACTGCCGTTGGAAGATTCTCTGTTGATGGGATTGCAGAGGGTGGTTCCGGAGACAGCTTCTTCTATGGTCCAGGGGTTGATAGGCCCTATTCCGAATTCTTCAATCATGTGTCGAGCTAGTTCAGAACCAGCTTGCATACATTCATGGAGTAGATCGGGGTTACCTACGTTTTTGTTGGCGGCTGCTAATCTTGTATAACCAACATGGAGGTTTCCATTAGCGTCTGGGAGGATCTTTTCTGGCATTTGTGATAGAATCTCCTCTTCTGTAAGTGTGGGAACTTTCGTTGATGGAAAGACTTCACCGCACGTTGCGTCAATTTTGAATTTCTTGCTCTTTGTATCGGAAGGATGAGCATTGATGTGACCCACTGTGACTAGGCCAGGCCCATGTGGTTGGAGGTCCTGGGGTGTCACAGCTTTTATCATGCTAACGATTCGTGTTGGCATGTATGTAGGATAAACGTCTTCGTAGTCTCCTATTTCGGGTTCAAATTGTGGTTGATGTATGAAGTTTTCTGGGATAACCATCCCTTGAACTTTGTCTCTGTTTTGTCTGAGGTGGAGGACCATTTCATTGAAGGCTTCTGAGCAAACGATTGCTGCGCCTACTTGCATGGAATGAACTCTCTGGACTGTGTGAACTCCCACTAGGACAAGTTGTCCGTTGATGGTAGTGAAGTAGGGGGTTCCACAGGATCCACTGACGTAGGGGATTTCAGCAGTTCCATAGTACATGTAAGCTGCGTTCATCCTCCATGCCTTGAGTTCAGAATTTGTAAAGAGGTCCTTTATTGTCGTCTCAATTTTTAGAGGGCCAGAGGGGAGATGGTGTCCAGTAGCGTGAGGGATGAGGCCTGTAACTGACGTGGCAGTTGATAGTGTATCAATTCCTCTTAGCTTGGAAGTAATATCCTTGAAAGGTCCTGTAGCTGGGTTCGCTCCTGAATAGAGTTGAAAGAAAG